AATCGAAGAAGAAGAAGATGGTCAAGAAGAAGATGGTCAAGAAGAAGACCGTCAAGGAATCCTCCACACTAGAGGATTCGATGGAGGACGCATGATTGCCGTCATCAACGACACCCACTTCGGGGTACGGAACGACAGCCCGATCTTCCTCGACCACTCAATGGAGTTCTTCGGGGACACCTTTTTCCCGTACATCAAGCGGCACGGGATCAACCGCATCGTCCATCTCGGGGATTTCCTCGACAGGCGCAAGTTCATCAACTTCCACACCCTCAATCAGGTCAGGACGAGGTTCCTCGACCCACTGCGGGAGATGGGAGTCCGCATGGACATCACCCTCGGGAACCATGATGTGTTCTTCAAGAACACCAACCGACTCAACTCGGTCGTGGAACTGTTCAGCCTGTACCCTAACATCGTCGTACACGAGGCTCCGACCGTCTTCATCCTCGACGACCGACCCGTGGGATTAGTCCCGTGGATCACGAAGGACAACGCCGAGGAGTGTCTCAAGTTCATACAGACAGCCCCCGTCGAGATCCTCATGGGACACTTCGAGATCAACGGCTACGAGGTGCTTCGGGGGGTGGAGTATCACGAGGGAATGGATGCCCATGTCCTCTCACGGTTCAAGGCGGTCTACAGCGGACACTTCCATTGCCGCCACAGCAAGGGCAACATCCACTACCTCGGCACACAGTATCAGATGACCTTCACGGATCTTGGGGAGCGCAAGGGATTCCATGTCTTCGATCCTGACACGGGAGACATGGACTTCGTGGAGAATCCCCGTTCCATGTTCCACGAGATCGTGTACGAAGACAGGGAGCATGACTACGGCATCCACAACTGCAAGCCTTACGCCAACACCTTCGTGCGAATGCAGGTCAAGGGGAAGACTCGACCGATCATGTTCGACAACCTTCTCGACAGGCTCAACGAAGCCCCTGTCCATGGGGTGACGATAGTCGATGAATCCGATAACCTGAACGCCACGGCAGGGATCACGGCGGCGGCTGACATCTCCAAGGACACCCTCACCCTCATCTGCGACGATATCGACTGTATGGATGGTGTCGTCGATTCCGTCAGGCTCAAGACCTTAATGCGGGAAATCTACACCGAGTCGATGCAAGGATGACTTCTGAAGGTAGACTGTCCCTATGAATCATCCGAAGTTTACCCGTCATAAGAGTATGCGTCTACCTCGTGTCCTTCTCTACATGGCGACCGCCCTCGTGATGGCGGTGGCAACGCAGGGCTGCAAGCGGCGACCCGACTTCGAGGTGTTCGAGACTCGCATTTCGGCAAGCATATCGGATCCGAAGTCGGGCAAGAGCAGCGACTACGGCGCATTGATGAAGGCGTACATCAACCATGTGGACGGTACGGTGAATGTCACCCTCGCCGACCCCATCCCGCAATACACGCTGCAATGCCCCGACTGCGTGGATGTCCTCATGTCACGGGCATCCGTGGTCATCGGTCAGGCGTACCCTGAGTACCAAGGGCTGAAGTTCTCCGATAAGGGATCCTCTAAATAGGGGCATGGTGAAGTCCTTCGTGGAGTGGACAACGGCTGTCGCCCGTGGGGGCGGGGGTCATGTCACGAACACGCTAGACCTCCGAACGGGGAAGCCCGAGTTGGCTAGCAAGCCCTCTTGGAAGGATGACCGCAACCTCTCCCCCTCCCGCAAGAAAATTGCGAAGGAAAGGGAGCGGACTCCATACTGGAGCCAAGGTGGAATCACCTAAATAAAGGTGAGGTATCCACACCATGAGCAACATCCATCTATTCCGCCTGATGTCAGGCGAAGAAATCCTTGCCGAATGCCAACTGTCGAAGTGTTCGCAGGACGAACACGGCTCCCGATGCTACGACATCAAGAACCCGATCATCCTTATCCCGATGAGTAAGGGCGAAATCGCACTTGCGCCGTGGCTTCCCTACTGCGAGAACTCGACCGTGGCGATCCCGATCTCGTCGGTACTGTTCATGGCGGTTCCGAAGAAGAGCCTGACCGAGAACTACATGAGTGCTGTTTCGGGAATCGTCATACCGAGTCCCCCCGTGTCAAAGAACCTCCGACTCATCTCGGAGTAATCACGGCATCATGCGGCTGAAGTTCCCACGCTTCACGAACTGAAGCGTCCTGTCGAACTTGTCCTGAAGAACTTCCTTCGGCTTATGGCTGATGATGAAGGTGTTCGTCCTCGCTTCGAGGGAGTTGACGATGTCGAGGAAGGAGTCGGTCGCCTGATCGTCAAGGCTTCCGTCGAGTATCTCGTCGAGGATAAGCAGGTTCGTAGTGATGGAGTTCTTCATGGAGGCGATCTTCCGCCATGCGAATAGCATGGCTAGGTCGATCTTCTTCTTCTCGCCTTCGCTGAACGATGCGTAGGTGAACTCGTCACGGTGGCGGCTCCTGATCGTCTCGTTGAACTCCTCGTCGAGCCTGAAGTCCACGAAGAAGTTCATCCTCGACAGGTAGCCGTTGATGGTGTCGTTGATGACGGGGATGTAGTTTCGGATGATGCGGGTCTTGATCCCGCTGTCCTTGAGAAGGGTGGCGGCGAGGGACAGGTAGTGCTGGTCCTCGATCAACTCACGCTTGGTGTCAACCGCCTCTTCCTCCGCCCGAATGGCATCATTGAGTTCGGAGGTCGTGTCCTGCACCGCCGCACCACGCCTGTCTGCGAGCAACTTGAGGGTTTTCTCCGCTGCGGAGATGTCGTTGTTCCCCGACACGATCACGGCGTTGAGCGACCTGATCTTGGACACCGTTTCGGAGATCGTCCTTCCCCTTTCCCACAGGACATCCATCTGATCCTCGACCTCGGCGACCGCCTTCTCCATCTTGGCGATCTTCTCCCTCCTACCAGAGATCATGGACTCCTTGAAAGTCCCGTCGATCCCCTGCGAACAGGTCGGGCATGTGTCGTTCTCCTCATAGAAGGAAATCTCCTTCCTGATCGCCTCAAGTCTCCGTGTCATCCTCTCCTGTAGGGACTCGTATTTCTCGGCGTTCGCCTTCACCGAGGCGGCATCGGAGACGGACTGTGTGAGGACCGATATTTCCTCGGATGCGGACGCTATCGCAGCATGGGCAGCGTCGATTGCCTTGGACGCATCATCGACCTGCTTACTGTCCCACTCCTCATCTTGCTGCTTGCGCTTCTGCTCGTCCTCGACCATCCTGCGGAGGAGAGCGACCCGTTCCCGTGCCACGGCGACAGCGGACTCGGCATGGCGGATTTCCTCCTTGTTTGCGCTGATGCGCTCCCTCAGGGAGGCGTTCATGGTCGAGAAGATGCCGATGTCGAGTATGGATTCGACAACCGATCTCCGCTCCGCTGCGGGAAGCCGCATGAAGGGGACATAGTTGGCGGATCCGAGGATGACCACTTGGCAGAACGACCTGTAGTTCATCCCGAGGATCGATTCCTCAAGAGACTTCTGATAGTCCCTCGACTTCGCATCCTGATCCATCAACTTGTCATCGCACCAGATCTCGAAGACCTTGGGAGATTGACCCCTGACGATCTTGTATTCGGAGTTCCCGTCCGTGAACTCGACCTCGACCACGCAGTCACGCTCGTTCACGGAGGACACGAGTTGCGGGAGATTGACGGAGCGATAGGGCTTGTTGAAAACGACGAAGGTAAGAGCATCCAGAATGGTACTCTTACCTGCGCCGTTTTCGCCGAGGATCAATGTCGTCTCGGTCTTGTCGAGTTGTACTTCCGTGAAGACATTACCTGTGGATAACAGGTTCTTCCATCGGATTCTCTTGAAGTTGATCATGGCGAAGGAGACCTGTCACTTGTTCCAGTTGAGTTTGGTCTTGAGCCAAATCCACAGGGGAGCGCCGAGGAAGGCACCCGCTACGAATGCGACGATGATCCAACCGACGCTGCCGAAGAAATCCTTGATTGTGTCCATGTTGCTGTCTCCTTTCTGACGGTATTTATGCCCGATCCCGAACAGCGTCAGAACCGAGCGACCTCGTGACCCTTTTCCATCACGATGACGATCCTGTTGTCGAATAGGGCACGGGATTCCACCAATGCCGTGCCTTTGAGTCCCGTCAGGCTCTTGCACTTGGAGTGGATGTTGTTGTATGCGTTCCTGCCCTTCTTACATGAGCAGGTGTTCGGATCGATGTACGCCTTCATCATCCTGTAGAAGTCGCCGAGTTGTCCATGCGTAGCCGAATCCGCACCTCCATGTGAGTGGATGTAGTCGAAGAGAGTCTTCATGCTGTCGAATGTCAACTCGTTCAAAACTCGATGTCCGTGTTGTAGTCGGCGAACCAATTCTGAACCCACACGAAGACAGAGCATCCCAACTGCGATCCGAAATAGATCATCGGGAGCCAGTCCCATCCCACGATTGCCGAGGGGATCAGGGAAAGCCACACACCAAGGCAGTAGCGGCATGAGAACAGGTCGATCAAGAAAGACGGATGGTCGTTCTGCATGAAGGTCGAGTAGGGGATCGACCATCGGTAGAACTGTTTGTATCTCTTGATCTGCGTCCATCGGTCGAGCCACGGCATCCTGCTCATGTAAGCGTAGACCATGTTCGTCCCGTACAGTAGGTACAGGACGAACATCACCCAGAGGATGGACATCACGACATCCATGTGTTACGCACCCGATGCCGTGAGGTCCACGATCTCGCACTTGTCGCCCGAACAGGCGAAGGTCTGGTTGCCGACCGTGTTGTCATCCTTCTCGTACTTTGAGAGAAGGTTCCAATCGACATCCTTCGGCATCTTGGCGAGGAGCGCATGGTACTCTTCAGCGGTGCAGTCCTGATAGGGTGCCTGTCGGTACGAGTGGTCGGAGAACGGAAGGAACGAGATGCCGCTGATCTCGTCGAAGTGCTTGTAGACGAACGCACCGACATCCATCCACTCATGCTCCTTGACGGTCACGGTGATGGAAGGCTTGTGTTCGCACCAATGTCGCTGATAGGTGAGCCACAGGTCGAGATGCTCGGTGGCGTTCATGTCCTTGCGGAATACCGCATGCTCGGGCGACTTCATCGGGAACGAGAAGACCATGGTATGCTCGGGCTTCATCACATCGGCTTCATAGGGGAAGCCCAGTTCCTTCATCATCACGCAGAGGGGATCCTTGTTGTCCGCACGGACGGTGCGGATGTAGTAGGGGGCATGGCGTGGATGGATACCCGAAGCAGCGTCCGTCAACTGCGAAACCGTTCCTGAGGGCTTGACGCAGGTGATCGCAGCCGAGGGATTGATCCCGATGCTGCGGGACATCTCGTTGTTCGTGCGGATGGCGACCTCACGCATGGTGTCAAGCACCATGCCGAGCGTGGTCGGAAGGTTCGGGAGATCGTTGTAGAGCAGGGGATTGTCGAGGATTCCCGTCAGGCTCACGCCGAGGAGACGCTCCTCCTCGCAGTTCTTGCGCCATTCCGAGGAGATGTACTGGAAGTTCACCAAGGTGGACTGCATGGTGCCGATGATGGCGGCGAGTCGGCACTTCCGCTTGAGCGACTCAAGGGTGTCGTCTTCACGAACGATGATCTCGCTCAGGTTGCAGAACTCACGGTCACGGAGGATGATCTCGCTGCATGGGTTCGTGCCGAAGTCGTGGTTCGGGTCACGGCGGTCGCCCAACTTGGCAACGGTCTTCTGTGCTGCGGCACGGTTGAAGATGCCACGCTCTCCTGACTTGCTCTTGTAGAGCGAGACCCACTCCTCCATGAAGATGCCGATGTCGGGCTTCTCCTTGTAGGCGACTGAGTTGTTGGCGAGCGCCCTCTGTGGGTTCGCCTCCCACCACGCACCGCTCTTCGCATCCCTCATCCTCTCGTCGGTGAGGTTTGAGAGGGAGATGAGTGCCGAACGACGAACTCCGCCGACCACCACGATCTCCGCCGTCTTGCAGACGATGTCGTGGCATTCGATGGAGGTCAACTTGCGACCCGCCGCCTTCTTGAATGTCTCGACCGTGAACTTGAAGAGTTCGTCGAGAGGGCGGGGACCGCTTGCACGACCACCGAAGGTCTTGAGCCTCGCACCCGCAGGACGAACCTTGGAGACATCCCACTTGGGAACCTGACCGACGAGGAGAAGGCTAATGAGTTCCCTGAAAGCCTTCGCCCAACCCTGCTTGCTGTCGGCAACCACGATGGTCGTGTCGGTGTCCGAGAACTCCTCTGCGATGGTCGGCAACTTGTCCACGAACTGACGCTCGACTGAGAAGCCCACCCCCGTCCCACACATGAGGACATAGAGAATCTCGTCGAACGCACGGATGCGGTTCACATGGAGGTACGAGCAGTTGTACCCTGCGATGTTGTCCCGCTTGAGTGCCTCGCCCGCCGTCATCAGACAGCGCATGGAGGGCATGATCTCAAGGTTGAGGACGGCTTGACGGAGTTCCTCACGGGTCTCCTGCGGCAGCGAGTAGTTGTGGTACTCCTTGAGATGCCAGTCGAAGAAGTTGAAGTAGCGATCAACCGTCTCCTCCCAAGACTCACGCCGTCCCTTCTCGGACAACCACCTACTGTAACGGCTGAGGTGTATGAACTGCTGATAAAGGATTGGGAGACCAACGGGGTTGCTCATGGCGTAACTTCTCCTAGAATGTTGGATATTTAGGACTTATCGACTCGTACCATCGCTTCTTCCTGATCAATCCCGAGGAAGAAAAGATAGAGTTCTCATCCGAAGGTTCCCCCATCGACCGTCCCATAAAGAGAGGCGGGATAGAGAATGTCTTCGAGTATGGATATGGCGTTCGTGCCCACAGAGAAAGTCGTGCCTGTGGGGACACCTGCGATGTCAACAGCGGTGGTCGGCGTGGTGAGATACCAAGTCGTTTCCGTTCCAGATCCTCCCGAACCACCGAGGACGAGGATGGAATCTCCCGCCGTGTTCCCGACATATAGCCGTTGATCGGCTACATTCACGGCAAGTTCCCCGTAGGTGAGACCCGTGGGTATCACTCCAGGCGTGGAGGAGCGCAGGAACTTGATTTGTGCCACGAGGCTATTTATCGGAAGCGAACGAACACCTCACGATCCACTCGTAGGGATCGTGCTCCTCATGGATCTCCCATGAATCGGGCGAGAGCATGGATATGAGTTCTTCGATTCCCTCCCTGTCGTATCCCACCAATTGAATGGCGTTGATCCCGTCGAGTCGGTCGCTTCGGATCGCCGTGAAGACGATGTGTTTAGGGTGGAGGAAAAGGGCGGACATGAGGAGTTCCCTCATCATCCGCCTGTTCGCCTCCTGATCCGATCCGATGTTGAAGGTCACGGTCCCGAAGAGACAGACGATGTCCCACGCCCGTGCGCCCGTGCGTGGGTGGGTGGGCACGCCCGTGTGCGTGTGCGTGGGCGGACATGGGCACAGGCGCAAGGAATCCTCACGGATGTCCACAGCCTCGTAGTGTGTTTCGTGTCCGTTGTCCTTCAGCCAACCGAGAAGGTTGCATGGACCCGAGCCGATGTCGAGGAGGGTCGATGCCCCTAGATCGGGGATCCCGTCGAGTACAGCGAATCTTCTCCTGCTCTTGACCTCGTTGTAGCCCGTGTAGGATGCCGAGGGGTAGAAGAAGCCGATGTCACGGATTCGGTTGTGTCGGCCATGTGACATCGAAGGGGTTCACGGTGTTCTGTGGTAGGTCACGGAGGGCTTGGCGGTATGCAGTCCAATCCGACTTCTTCTCGGCCGTCAGGGGAGCGTCAGCGAGTTGTGTGAAGTCGCAAGCCTTGAGATGTGAGTTGCGGCGGCTGCGGAGCCTAGCCCACTCTGTGTCGATCTGATCCTGCGAGTACAACACCGCAGACCAAGTCATGTTCACTACCTTGGCGTTCGCATCGACCGTATCCTGATACGAGATGGTCTGTGTCTTGGGGTCGTAGGAAGGCTGCGAACCCTCGACCACGGGATAGAAGGCGCACCCGCCGTTGCCCGACCAACCGAGGTCCGCAAGTTCGTCATCGGGGTAGTTGCAGAGTCCCGAGATGTTGCGCCACGCTCGGGGAAGTTCGTTGTGGATCTGCACGATTTCGAGGTTGTATAATTCTGCGTATTTCATATATTAACTTGAGACAGTAATAGTGAATGTATCCAGAACAGCATTTGAGTCAGTTATATTGGTAACCGTAACAGTTGCTGATAAAGGAGATCCTCTCCAACTGTTGCCTGGATAGGATGTAAAATCTACATATTGACCCGTGGTAACTGTGAATGTTCCATTGGTATTTATTAATGTAAAACTGGGAAGGTCGCCGTAATCTGTTCCCGTGGAATCAGAACCACCACTCACTGATTTTCGATAGTATAAATACAGCATATCTGCGTTCAAAGGCGTGTATGCCACACGCAAAGTAATTGTTTGATTGATTGCTGTTATTAGTCTTGAAGTAATGCCGATACTACTCATCATGTCGTAATAACTAACATCTGCCCAATTCACAGCGGCAGGAGTTACATCTGCCGACGATATCATCGTCTTCGCCAAAGCCACACGACCCGTAACACCGAGCATTCCCATCAGAAGTTTTGTCCTGCGTTGAAGGCGATCCAACTCGTACCATAGTCGTAGGAGAGGAATGAGAAGACATCGAACTTTCCACTCGTCGTGGTGAGCGTCGGTGCCGTTCCCGAAGGCCATTTGATCTGACCGTAGTGGGTTGCTCCCGTCTGCCATGTGATCGATGCCGATGCGGTTGCACCCACGATGAGGGTGAACGAGTGAACCCTAGCGGGAGCGAGTGTCGATGGAGTCGAGAGAATCGGGCTTGCTCCCATACCATATCCCTCGCCGTTGTTCCGCACGAAGGCGGTGTATGCGTCGGAGACGGTCGCTTGCGCAGCCTTGCTGAGTACGATCACTCCCGTTCCCAAGTTGTACGAGACGGCGGTGCATCCCGTGCTAGTGATGCCAGGTCCGAACATGAACTGTCCCGCCGCAATGGTTCCGCCTTGGTTGGTCGTGGATGCCGTGGCACCCGTCAGACCAACGGTCGTGGTAACCGTAGCCCATGCGGTCGATGGAACCTTGATGGAGGGCAGGATGTCACCAGGCGCAAATCCCCCGAGTATTCCCGAGTTGTCGCTTCCATATAGGTCTAGGTAGAAGGTGTTGCCCCTCGACAGATCGACATAGTATCTGTTGCTGGTCTTGACATCTTTGATCTCCTTGCGGATCTGATACCCGAACACCTCGCCGAAGTCCTTGAAGGTGGCATCCTTCAGCAAATTCTTGTCCGTTCCGAGGCTCATGTTGTAAATGAATGTCGCTCCTGTTGCGACGAGGGCACCCGTGATGCTGACCGCAGCACCGAAGGTCGCACCACCCGAGACGAACAGGTTTGCCGTGGTCAGTCCCGACGAGAACGAGGCACGGGAGCCGAAGGTCGCACCCATGGACACCCAAAGGTTCGCTGCGGTGATGCCACCCGTGAATGTCTGTCTTCCCGTGAATGTAGCACCAGCCACGGTTCCATTGAGGGTTGTAGTGGTGGATACGCTTCCAAGCGTCAGCGTGTTCGGTGGGTCGCCTGACGGAAGAATGCTTATGTTGGGGATGCCACTGATATCTGTGTCGGCATCCTGCAAAATTATTCTAGGAGTACCAGCAACGAGAAATCCCGATCCTGTGGAAAATATACCCAAATATCCCGCACTATTCGATGCCTGTATTTGAGAAGTTGCTGATGTCAACTTAATTGCATTGCTACTGGCACTAAATGTAGCAGTGCTGTCAAATGTTGCACCACTCGCCACATAGAGGTTTGCTGCGGTCAATCCCGACGAGAACGAGGCACGGGAGCCGAAGGTTGCACCCGTGGATACGAACAGGTTCGCCGTGGTCAGTCCCGCTGCGAAGTTTGCACGGGAGTTGAAGGTTGCACCACCCGAGACGAACAGTTGTGAGGTGGTCAGTCCCGTCGAGAAGTGCGCCCGCTGACCGAAGGTGGCTGTAAGGGTCGCAAAGAGGTCGCCGCCACCGTAGATGTTGCCACTCACGCCAAGACCGCCGCTGACGATGAGGGCACCCGTGGTCTTAGATGTAGATTCGGTGACGCTGTTCACCTTCGCCGTGGTGTTGAAGGTCGCTCCGTTCGACACCCAAAGATCGGAGGTCGTGATGCCTCCCGAGAAGGCAGCGGACACCGTGAAGGTCTGCGGAGCCGTGAACGACTGCGTGATGCCAAGACCCGCAAGGGTCGTGTCGCTCGTCGGGAAGGTTATCGTGGCGGTTCCCGAACCCGACAGCGTGATGTCCGCACCTGTGACGGTCAACTTACGGGAGGTCGATCCTCCCGAGATGTCGAATCCATCGGGATTGTTCGTGATGTCGAGGTTGACCGAGTTCTGTTTCGCCATGCCTATCCTTATTTATCCGACTCCGTATGAGGACAGCCAATCCGAACCAAGCACATCCTGCAAGACCACGCCCGCCGAGGTGATCGACTCGTACAGGTCTAGGTCGGCGGCGTACCACGACAGAATCCTCGCCTCCTGCTCTTGCGTAGGAACGGGCTTGTCGGCTGTTGCGGGGTTGATTATCGGCAGAGGCAGGATGAAGCCCACCTCGGTCGCACCTTCGGTCAGGTGGTCGGGGAACCTGTAGAGTTTTGCCGTTGGGGTGAGCCAAAGGTACTGTGGCTTGAAGTGGGGATTCTGTGCGACATTGACCTGCCGACCCCGAATTCCCATCACCGTACTTCCTTGCTCCATAGCGGTGATCGTCTCCTCGACATCCGTGAACCGCATCTGCACCATGGCGGAAAGGAAGCGGGACAGAGGGTCACGGACGAAGGCAATCACGGGCTTCGTCGGATCGACCTCGACCTCGGCAAGCCATTGCAGTTGCGAGTTGTCAGGGAACTTCCCATCGGGGTAGTGGGCGTTCTGCACCATCGCCTCATCATCAGGTTGGAACGACTTGATGGTCGCCCGTGAGAGCGTGGAGCATCCGCTCTTCGGAATGAAGGCAACGCTGTAGTCGGGTGTGATGAAGTATCGTGGCATGGCGACTACGATCCGTAGACCGTCCATCCCTTCGCCGTTGCGATGGTCGGATCATCCGACGATGCCCCAGGATTTCCACCCACCACGATGACTCCTGAGCCATAGTCGATAGCCGCATAGAGAGCGTCGAGTGCGGCGGCACTCAGATTGCAGTTCGATATTTGGAATCCGCTTGCGAACGAACTGTAGGTGGAGTATGTGCTGTCGGTCATCGCTCCACCAACGCCATCCGCATAGATGTCGGTGAGGTTGGAAGAACCTTGCGCAAGGAAACGGACGAGGCTAGAACATCCCTGAATGTTGATCTCCGATTCCGTAGAGGAGTACATATACGCTTTCTGAAGCGATGTCATGTAGGACAGGTCTGCGTATGTGTTTGACAACTGTCCTGCTGCGAGATTCTGCAATTGAGTGCGGACGGGGTCTAGGAAGTAGTAGTCGGCTAGCAGGTTCACAGCCACGCTCAAATTGACAAGAGACGAGCAACCATTCAAGTCGAGAGCGGTCATGTTGCAACCAGAAACCGACAGATTGGTGATGTTGCTGTTCAGAACGATGTCGAGAGCAACCTTGTTGGCAGAATCACTGTAGTAGTTACCTGAGTATTGTTCTGCCAGTTCGGCATGGGTTAGGCTTGTTGCTTGCGATAGGTCGATGAAGGAAATTGAACTTTCTCGAAGTCCGATTGCGGATATCGACCCCGATTTTGCTCCACCTGAAGTGCATGAGTAGATTCGCACATCCTTCGGAACACCGTCATATTGCGATGTGACGATCTTGGAGAAGATTCCACCATAGCCCAATACCCCCGCATTGAAATTCATGTTCAGAGGCTTGCTACCGAAGGGTGCCACTATTTGGGTCGTTCCATCCCACCACTCAATCTTGAAGTACCCCGTGCTTGTGAATACCAACGCTTGACCAAATGGGTAGGGTGCTTCGCCATGGACACCACCGAAATACTTACCCGCAGTAAGGTTGGTAGTCAGGACGATTTCACCCGCCACAGGAACGGGATTTTGATGTGGGGCAGCGGCGATCACCGAGGCGAATCGGTTCAATCCACGGACAGATGAGATGCCACGAAAGGTACTCATGCGATGGTGATGTTCCCGACCGCACTCACGACATTCCACTCGTTGTTGGTCACGCAGCACACCATCTCGACGCTGTCACGGGCGAGTGTGCTTTGGAGGTAGCCGCTCGTCCCGACTGTGGTGTCGCTCTTGCCGAAGTGAATGACCTGCGAGGCGTTCTGTGCGATGTTCCAAAGCCCTGCGGTCATCCCACTCACCTTGAGCGTGTCGCCTATGGAGGAGGACACGGGGAGCGTAAGCGTGAGCAGCGTACCCTTGTTGGCGAACAGTCCTGTGTTTGCCGTGAGGCTCCTGTTGGTGTCTCCCACCGACCAAGAGATGCCTTGAGAACCTGTTGCACCTTGGATGCCTTGGATGCCTTGAGAACCTGTTGCACCCGTGACACCTTGAATGCCTTGGATGCCTTGAATGCCTTGGATGCCTTGAGAACCTGTTGCACCCGTGACACCTTGAATGCCTTGGATGCCTTGAGAACCTGTTGCACCCGTGACACCTTGGATGCCTTGAGAACCTGTTGCACCTTGGATGCCTTGGATGCCTTGAGAACCTGTTGCACCCGTGACACCACCCGATATCGTTGTCCAACTCAATGTTGCTGAGGTTGCTCCATTGGTTGTCAGTACTTGACCAGTGGTTCCATTTGTTGTTGGGAATGTATAGTCGTACTCACTACCGAAATTCGAGAACTTTATCGGATACCCTTCTCCCGAATAAAGTTCAAGACTACCAAACTCTACTTGCAAACCGAATGTTGATCCTGAATATAAATTATCAGCAATCAACCTACCATATTTACCAGCAGCAGTATCGGTTATTTCAAAACCTTCGCCACTAACTGCTGCAATACCCGCAGCCCCTGATGTGGTTGAAAATTGCTTTGCGGTCAATGTTCCTAATGATGGAACATATGACAATGGCGTTAGGACATTGTCCACATAGAGTGCTGTTGCTCCTGTTGCTCCTCCAGCAAATACGGGATACCATGTACCACTACCATTATATGTTGTGGTAGTGACCGTTGCTGCATTAATGTTCGTTACTGCACCCGTTGCTCCATTGATCGAGTTGACGATGTTCCGTGCGGAGATGTTGCCGCCGAAGGTCGCACCCGTGGACACCCAAAGATCGGTCGTAGTGATGCCCGACGAGAAGGTCTGTCGGGCGGTGAAGGTGTTCGCTGCGTTCGTGCGGGCGACATTCGACAGCGTCACGCTTCCCGTTGCGCCGACGGCGAAGTCGCTGCTAGGGAAGTGCGCAACTCCCGTCACCGAGGCGGAGGCGAGGGGAGGCGCATACGACACGGCACCCGTCAGTCCGTTGACCGAGTTGACAGAGTTTGCCGCCGAGTATGCCGTGCTTTGGGTGGTGCCATCACCGAACTCCAAGCCGCTGCTTGAGAAGGTACGACCCAACTTGATAGAGGCAGGTACATGGAAGGACAGGTCGCCCAAGTAATCGAACTTGAAGTTGCTGTCAGACGACACATCTTCGACGGTGTTATCCGTGAATGGAATCGTCCCTATGGCACCCTTGAGTGTGAGTCGTGCATCGATTGTGACTCTCTTCGGGTTAGTCGATGTGGTCAACTTGATGCCCGATCCCGCCGACAATCCCACGGTACCCGTGAAGGATGCCCCCAAGACACCGACATTGATGCTTTTGATGACCTCGCTGCCCTTGGCAAAATTGCCCGACAAGTCCTTGGTCTGCGAGAGGGACAGCACCGTACCTGCGGCGTTCTTGAGGAACACCTTCTCGTCGTCTATGTTGATGGCGAACTCGCCCGCCGTCAGGTCTGCGGCAGAAGGAAGGTTTCCCGCACTAGACGAGTTGTAGTGTTGAATCGTTGAT